CCAAGCAGGCGCCGCGCCAGTTCGACCGAGGCACCGACCTGCACACGCAGAGCAACCCGCTGCCGATGTGCCACCGCCCGGGTGTGCTGGTGAAACTCACCTCGGTGTAAGCAGGGCATGCAGCACGCCTTTGAGCGGGCGGTCTCGCGCTTGTTCGCCCGGCTGGGGGTGCCCGGCACCTACCGGCTGGCCGATGGTCGTGAGATTGCCACGCGGTTCATCGCCAAGCAGGCCGATGTCGTCGAGTCCTTCGGTGACACCCGGTTGGCTCTGGCCACCCACCGTTTCGATGTGATGGTCCGCGACTTGGCTGATCCTCGCGAGGGTGAGCGTTTCACCGTTGCTGGCCAGACCTACCAGGTGGTGGGTGAGCCCTTGGCCGATCGGGATCGCTTGATCTGGACGCTGACAGGAGCGCCGCCGTGAAGCTCATGGCGGCACTCACCGGCAATCTGGATCAGATGCTGGCCGACGAGGTTCGCATTGCCGAACAGGCGGTGACGCATTCCATCCGCGAGGCGACCGATGGGCTTAAGACCGAGCTGCGCAGCCAGATCACCGGCGCAGGCCTGGGTCAGCGCCTGGCCAATAACTGGCGCGGGGAGGTCTATCCCAAGGGTCAGATGAGCATCAAGGCGGCTGGCCTGGTTTACAGCCGGGCACCAGTGGTGGTGGGGGCGCATGACCAGGGCGCCACCGTCCGCTCCAAGGATGGGTTCTGGCTGGCCATCCCGCTGCCGGCGGCCGGCAAAGGCCCACGCGGCAAACGCATGACGCCGGGTATGTGGGAACGGATGCGCGGCCATCGCTTGCGCTTTGTCTACCGCCGGGGCCAACCCTCGCTCCTCGTCGCAGAAAACCAGCGCGCCCGCCAAGGCCAACGCGGTGGCTTCTCCGCCGCCTCCCAAAAGGCTCAGGCCACTGGCCGAGGTCTGGTCACTGTGCCCATGTTCTTGCTCGTACCCCAGGTGACTCTAAAAAAGAAATTCGACATCGACAGCAGTTCTCGTCGCTGGATCAGCACCCTGGCCCAGCGCATTGCCAACCGTTTCGATGAAGCCGATCGCAAAGGGGCAGCGTCATGAGCCAAAGAGAAATCGCCATCGGCGCACTGTTCGCAGTGCTCGGCCAGTTGTCCCTCGGCACCACGGTCAAGCGCAACGCCGCCTTACCCGAACGCATCGCTGACCACGCCATGGCCATCTTGCGCGATGGTGAGATGGGCGAGCCCGAGGTGTCGCTCTCGCCGCTGACTTACCACTGGCAGCACCAGGTGGCCATCGAACTGTTTGTCGCTGATCCGGATGCCGCTGCGCGTGATGCACGCATGGACGGTCTGCTCACCGAGTTGGCTTCCCTGATCGAAGCAGATCGGACGCTCGGCGGTGTCGTTGAGTACGCCGAGATCGGCCCACCCAAATTCGATGAACTGGCACCCGACGGCACCAGTGGCATCAAGGCCTGCCTGCTGCCCGTGGTCCTGCACTACAGCAGCCCAGGTCCTTTGCACTGACGCCGCTGAACTGAATCACAACTCCGAAGGAGAACAACTTATGGCCCGTGCCTACGGCGCGAACGCCAGCCTCTTGGCCGCGTTCGAAACCACCTACGGCAGCAACCCAGTGGGCGACTACTGGAAGCTGCCTTTCGTTTCCACCACCCTCGGCTCCGAACAGGGGCTGATCGCCAACGACCTGATCGGTCTGGGCCGTGACCCCAGCGCCCCGATTCGGGACGTGATCAAGGTCGAGGGCGACATCGTCGTCCCTATCGATGTGCGCAACATCGGCATCTGGCTCAAGGCCCTGCTGGGCGATGCCAGCACCAGTGGCTCTGGCGTGGTCACGCACACCTTCACCTCCGGCAAGCCGAGTCTGCCCAGCCTCACGCTGGAGACGGGCCTGCCCGACATCCCAGCCTGGTTTGTGGCCTCGGGTGTCATGGTTAACAGCCTGCAGGTGGGCTTTGCGCGATCGGGTGCAGCGAACGCCACAGTCGGTTTGATCGCTCAGGGCGAAGCCAAACAGGCCGCCACGCTCGATGCCACCCCTTCCAGCCGTGACCTGATCCGCTTCAACCAGTTCCAGGGCGCCATCAAGCAGGGCGGTGCGGCGCTTGGCAACGTGGTCTCGGCTCAGCTGACGTATTCGAACAACCTCGAGCGCATCGAGACCATCCGTTCCGACGGCAAGATCGATGGGGCTGATCCCACGGTGGCGAGCCTGACCGGCAATCTGGAGGTGCGCTTTGCCGACACCACGCTGATCGATGCGGCCACCAACAACACGCCGCTGGAATTGACCTTCGGCTACGCGATCGACGCCGAGCGGCGCCTGACCTTCATCGCGCATGAGGTCTATCTGCCCAAGCCCAAGCTCTCCATCTCCGGGCCGGGCGGCATCCAGGCCACCTTCGAGTGGCAAGCCGCCAAGAACGTCGCAGCCAACAAGATGCTCACCGTCGAACTGGTCAACGACGTGACCACGTACTGAACCTTACCCAGGACATTCCCATGATCAAACTGAACATCCCGCGTGAACCGCACTGGATCACGCTGGCCGCAGGTGTGCGCCTGCAGGTCCGACCCGCCACCACGGCTTTGGTGATGGCCGCGCGCCACGCCGCCTCCAAGGTGGCTGGCACCGATACCGCTGCGGCCGGCGAGCGCACCGCCACCCTTATCACCGAACTGGCCAAGCTGGCCGTGCTCGCCTGGGAAGGCGTGGCCGACGACAAGGGCAAACCGGCCGCCGTCACACCCGATGGGGTAGCAGCCCTGATGGAGCACTGGCTCTTGGCCGATGCCTTCGAGCGTGAATACCTCGCCGGCCTCTACGCCCTGGATTCCGAAAAAAACGTCTGAAGGCCCGCACCGCATGGCACTTCGGCGGCGGGCCGAGCTACTGCCAAGCCTGCCCTGATCCGTGCCCCGAGTGCCCATACACCATGAACGCCCCCCGAAGCCTGGATGGCTGGCAAGCGGCCAGTGCGATTGAAGTCTGTGCCAGCCAGTTGCGCATGGCGCAGGGCCGTGTGGTCGGACTGGATCTGAACGCCTGGATGCTGGCCTGCGAGAGCACTGGACTGGACAAGGCCACGGCGATCGATCTCTTCCCGGCGGTCGAGGCGGGCCTGATGAGCACCCTGCAACAAGACGAATAGACCAACGATTCACACGACGACTAAATTCCCCCATGGCTGAACGCAACCTTTCCATCCGCCTGTCCGTGGTCGACGGCGGCAAAGTCAAGGCCGAGCTGTCCGAGATCGGCGAGAAGGGGGAGCGCTCGCTCAAAAAGATTGAAGCGGCGTCAACTCCGGCCTCCAGTGGCCTCAAGCTCCTGTCGTCTGCTGCGAATGACGCCAAGTTCCAGCTGCAGGCCGCCACCGACCGGCTGGGTATGCTGGGCTCGGTCTTGGGAAAGCTCGGGCCTGCTGGCCTGATCGCCGGTGCTGGACTCGCCGCCGTGGGCGTGGGCATCACCGCCTTGGTCCTCCCGGTGGCCAACACCGCCGACGAGCTGGCTAACCTGGCGCAAAAGACGGGGGTTTCGGTCGAAGCCCTGTCGGCTCTGACCTATGTGGCTCAGATGTCCGACACCGACTTGCAGGGCCTGGTCAAAGGCCTGCAACGTCTGTCGGTGGCCATGTTCGACACCCAGGTAAAGGGCGAAGAGGGCAGCGCCGCACTCAAGGCATTGGGTGTCTCGGCGGTGGATGCGTCGGGCCAAATCCGGCCCACCGAGCAGGTCCTGCTCGACCTGGCTGACAAATTCGCCGACATGCCCGACGGGGCAGACAAGGCGGCGCTGGCCATCAAGCTCTTTGGCAAGGAAGGCATGAGCCTGATCCCGCTGCTCAACCAGGGGCGCGCAGGCATCACCGCCTTGATGGAGGAGGCCGAACGCTTTGGGCTGGTCATCAACAGCCAGACCGCGCAGGCAGCAGAACTCCTGAATGACAACCTGGACCGTCTGCGCGCCATGCTCGAAGGCGTGCAACGCCAAATCGGTGCCGCCGTCATCCCGGTGCTGGCCGACTTCACGGAGCAGGTGATCCTGGCCCAAGGCGAGACGGGCAGCTTCAGCAATGAGCTGCAGCGCATCACCTCCAACCGGGAGGCCACGCTCGCCTTCCTGGAATCGGTGGCCTCGGGCCTGGCCTTCATTGCCGAATCGGCTGTGCTGACCAAGCGGGTGATTGCCCAGCCCTTTGACAGCCTGTCGGTGGTGGGCAAGGACATCGAGACCTGGTTCAAGACGGACCTGCTGCGATCGATGAAGTCCATGGGCTACGACCCCAAGGTCATCGATGCAGAGATTGCCAAGTTGCAGACCGCCCGCGACGACTATGTGCGCGCTGCCAATGACCGGCTCTTCAACATCAACCAGAACCCCGGTTATGTGGATCGGGTCCAGAAATTCTTCGACGAGCAGCGCCGCACGGTGCGCGTCATGGGCCAGAAATTTGTGCTGGACACCGAGGCACAGGCCAAGGAAGTCCAGGCGATTTACGACAAGCTGCTGCCGACCCTGCCGCGCAAGCCCCGCCCAGCGCTGGACCTCTCCGGCTTCGAGAAGCCCAAGCCTGCCGAAAAGCTCAACGAAGGCGAAGCCTTCCTCAACCAACTGCGCGCACGCCTGACTCGCACCCAAGACGGTGAA